GGTCCATGTCAGTCTTCCTCCATGATGGGGCGCTTGATGATCTTCAGCTCACTGCTGATGTAGTGCTGGCCCCCGCCTCGCTTGGTCTGTACCCCCAGGCGGAGCAGGTCTTCCCCCTCGGCCGGGGCTGCCAGGCTCATGATGAAGTCCGACCAGCCGTGCAGGGCAGTAGCCCCCAGGATGGACTCCTGGATGGACTCGCCCTTCTCGAACACTCGCTTGCGTGTGTGGTGGATGAACATGACTGCGCACCCCGTAGCCTTGGCTATGTCCTTGAGGGGGCCGAGGATGGCGTACATCTCCTTCTGGTCGCTTACGTTGGCCTTGCCGATGGCCATGGACAGCGTGTCAATGATGACCAGGTGCAGGTCGTACTCCTGAATGGTTTCGAGGAGGCGCTGCTGGTCCTCTGGGTCGCTCAGGTCGGCTGACGCAAAGTGTGTGAACAGGCCCATCGGGCGCGGGGGCTCCCACAGCAGTTTGCGGCCCTCGAGCCTGATGTGGCCATCCCAGTGATATGCCCTGCGGCCCGGTGTGCTGTTCAAGCCCCCGCTTACCCGCTCTGCGAACAGGTGTTCGCCGTCCTCCAGGGACAGGAACCCTACCGGCACAGGGCGCTTGACTGGCAGGCCCAGGGGCCTCCTGCCGGTCGCCAAGCCCAAGGCCATTTCGATGGCGACGCGGGTCTTGCCCACTTTGGGCGGGGCCACCAGCAGCCCGCAGGCCCCTTCAGCGATGATGCTCGGGAGGACCCACTTGACAGGCTTGCGCAGTACCGGCCCGAAGTCCCCGACCGACGCCATTGCCCAGGCTTCCACCTGGTCGGTCCCCTCGTCCTCGTGGGCGTCCAAAGCTTCCTGGGCCTGGCGCTGCTCCGGGTCCTTGGGCTTGGGCGTCTCAGGGGTCGCCTGGTAGGCGTTGGCTATGTCGTCCCGCAGGCGGTCCGGGTCGTCCTTCCACTTGTTCCACGCAGTAGCTTTGATGAGCTTGAATGCCAGCTTCTGATCCAGGCCCAGCTCGCAGGCGTTACGGGAGAACTTCCACAGGAGCTTGGAGCGGTCCCCGAAAGGATCTTCAGCCCCTAGGTCGCTGGCCAGCGCTGGCGAGAACCCTAGCCCCTTGGCCACACGGGAGAGTAGTTGTGCGCGCGTCCACACTTGGCCGGTGCTGCGCAGTACCCGCCCCTGGAATGGGGCTTGCTTGTGGTGCCAGGTACCCGGCACGCGGAGAAGCTGCCCTACGTCCACGCCGGACTTGTCACTGCCCAAGGCGTGCGTCACCATCCCGATGAAGCCATCCCGATGATACTCTGCCAGCGGCAGCGGGTCCCTCAGGAGCCAGAGGGCCTGGATGTGGCTGGGGCTGGTCTCCCACATGAATGATGGGCGCAGGTATTCCAGCAGTTTGCGATCATAGGTTTCATCACAGTCCACCCAGATAGCCCGCTGCGCGGGGTAGCGGCCTGCACTGCCCTTAGCTCGCCTGTCGGTGCCCTTGGTTACTGCGGGGGTCCAGTACCAGTCTTTTGATTCATCCAGGGTGGGAAACTTGGGCTGGCGAGCATTGATGATAATGCCCTCGTTGAAACGTTCTTTCTTCTTGTCACCGATGTTAGTGATGCTCGGCACCCACACATTGCCAGCCACCCCGGCATGCCGCCACACCTTGCGCATTAGGTCGAGAGGGTTGATATCCACTCCACTACTTCCTGGGCCTTGGGGTCATAGCTAACGAAGGTCATACCGCCAGCCTGACGAAACTTCTTGAGATTGTACTGCTGCGCCGCAGTGGGCTTCTCACGCGCCGACTTCTTGGCTTCAATTGCAAAGAAGTGACCATTAGCACAGCCAAGGATGTCGGGGGTGCCCTTCTGCTGAAAGGCACCCCCGTGAGTGCGGAGGCAGTACACACCGGGCAGCTTGTTCAGCCGCGCGATCATTCTGCGTACTACCTCCGCCTCATCCATGGGTCAGCGGCGCTTGACGGTGCGTCGTGCCGGGGTCGCCTTGGCAGCGGGCTTCCGAGCGGGGGCTGCGCGGCGCTTCGGCGCAGGCTCCTCCTCTTCTTCCTCGTCCTCGTCGTCCTCGTACTCCTCGTCGTCTTCGTCGTCCTCGAGGTCCTCGTCGCCGAGATCGTCCTCTTCGTCTTCCTCGTCCTCGCCCAGCTCCTCCTCGAGGACGAGTGCGATCAGGTCGGCCTTCTTGACGCCTGCGTGGTCGATGCCGAGGCCCTTGGCACGCTTGCGCAGTTCGGGCAGGCTGAGGGCTTCGAGCTCGTCGGCCAGTGCGTCGGCCTCCTCGTCCTCCTCGATGTCGTCCTCCTCGACTTCGTCCTCGTACTCCTCCTCGTCGTCGACGTCGTCCTCGTCCGGCTCATCGCCAGCGTCGTCCGCGTCGTCCAGGATGTCGGTGCCGTAGACGCCGTCCACAGTGCTGCGCCCTGCGTACTGGCCGGTCTCGTCGGAGATCTCCGCCGCGACCAGCTTGCCCACGGGGGCCTCGGGGTCGATGGTGGTGACCTTCTTGGGGATGGTCAGGCCGACCGCGACGAACAGGTCACGGATCTTGAACAGCTGGTTCGGCTGGAGCTTGCAGTAGTACGGGAACCGACGCGTCTTGTATTTCGCACTCGTGGGCACGAGTGCATACGTGATCATGTCGGTGCCGTCCTTGGCCTCGCCGACTTCTGCACCGACGATCTTCATCTCGTGCAGGCCCTCGGGGATCTCCTTCGTGTTCCAGCCGGAGCGCTCCTCGACCTTGCTGAAGTCGAGACGGATCTTCTTTGCCATGATGGTTATTCCTTCTTCTTTGGGGGTTCTCGGCTAGCGGGTCCAGCCGAGAAGCTGGTCAAGCTTGCCGATGGTCGGCATCTTGAGGTAAGGGGGAGTGCCGCTGTAGACCTTACTGCGGGCACCGGCCACGATGCTGCTACTGGGGCCAAGCCAGAGGCGACGCACGGCCTTGTCGTTGACGTGAGCGATGTATAGCCTGCCGATCACGTCGGACATCTGGAGGAGGCCGCTGGCAGCGCCAGGCGGGACATCTACCGTGGTCATGACCACCATATCCTCATCCTCGTCCTCAGGGCTCCACTCCTCTTTGCCGTCGGACCCAAGGCCCTGCCCCGGCATGATGAGCTTCTCCTGCGCCAGGATGATGGACTGCTTCGCCTTCTCACTGCGCAGGGTGCGCACCAGGGCGAGGAGCGCGTTGTTGGCCACACCGTACTGAGCCTGCGTGCTACCGCCACCCTTGTTCATGTCGAACATCATGGTGCCGTGCAGTGCCGTCGCGGTGTCCATGATGATGCGTGTGTGGCTGCGCAGGAAGGCACCGTTCATCAGCTTGTTCAGGTTCTTGGCACCCATATCCTCCTCGACCGTGATGCCGGTGGTGTCGATGCCGATGAGGCCCTGGTCGGCGCTGAGGATGGCAGTCTTGCCCTTGGGGGCGTCCTTGAGAGCCAGGGTGGTCTTGCCCACCTTGGGCCTGCTGTAGATCGTGTAGACGGTCATGCTGCGGCCTCCTGGCGTGCCCCGTGATTCCACTTGATGGACAGGGGGCCAGCCTCCGGATACAGCGTGACGATGCACGGCTCGCCCGGTCGTGCCCCGCAGTACGTGCACGGGAGGGACTGGGGCTGGATGAGCTTGAGCTTCATTTCTTTGTGCCCTTCTTCTTGGTCTGGTTGGGATAGTAGTCCAGGGGGTCTCTGGTGGTGACATACCTTGTGCGCTGCTCAATGTCACTATTGCCGTGCATAAGGTCGGCCACGGTAAGATCTTTGTAATTGCACATATAGCCCGAGCATGCATTCAGGTTACGCTCGACACAATCCGGGTCATCCCACTTGTAGGTCAGGAGCCTGCGGGCACTGGTTACAAACGCCTTACGCTGGCGCTCAGCCTGCTCGGGGGTGAACTCCAGCTTGTCGCGCCGGAATAGGTCGCTGTAATCCTTGTGAATAAGCTCCTGCAGAAAGCCCTCCACGTAGGCCCGCTCATCAGCATCCTCGATGGCCAGCAGGTCCTTGCCCTTGATGACGGTCATCATGTTGTTCTCGATGAGCCACTCGCGGAATACCGGGTACGTGGTGCCGCTGGGCTTCAGCACGCGGCTGATCTTGCCCTTCTGGGTAAGGGTGGGCCGGTGGATGGCGCTGGTCTTGCAGTAGTCGTAGATGAATCCCTTGGGCTGCGGCAGGGGCTTGCCCTTGTAGCGGAGTGCCTTGTATTCGGGGGAAGTAGCCACGGCCCACAAGTAGGAATAATGCTGGAAGGCCAGTTCCCGATACCGCCAGTCGGGCAGCGTAGCGTGAGTCTTGTGGTCGCCCAGCCACACATCGCCGTACTCGTCCATCCAGACCACATCGATGCGGCCACGGTACAGCACCTTCCCCCGGAACATGGGGCGCTCCACCGTCAGCTCGACAGCGATGGGGATGAGCGTCTCCTTGCGGTGCACCCAATCGTAGCTGAGGACGATGTTGTAGCACTCCTCCGCCAGCCCTGCGGTCTCCTCCTCGAAGGTTTCCTGCTCCGCCTTGGCGGTAAGCTCCTCGTGGAGAGCCTTCCAGTCCTCCCCCTGGCCCCTGGCCTCGAGCAGTGCGTGCACCCAGGTCCCACGGGTAAGGGGCTTCTTCTGCAGGCGGGGGCGGAGCCCCAGGACGATGGCGTAGTAGGTCTCCCTGGGGCACTCGACGAAGCTGCTCACCATGGACTGCGTGATTACCAGCCTGCCGTCCTCGGTGGTGGGCCAGGTGCCCCGAGGCCCGTGCCAAGCCTTGCTCCCGGGTTTCTTGCCGGTGCTGGGCAGCGCCTTAGCAGGCATCAGACCACCAGCCCGAGGGCGTCAGTGCGTGCCCAGAGCCGTTCGACGCAGGCCAGCACATCATCAGAACTCGGCAAGGGGCTCACCTCCCCAGCAGCGGCTGATGGTGACATCGGCCTTGAGGAAGAACTTGCGGTCGAGTGTGTCATCAGCCTGCTCCATTGTCTCCTTGACGATACGGCCGACCTTGCGTGCTGTCTTATATGGGGCTGTCAGACAGACGGAGTCGTGCACCGTAGTAACCAGTTTAGCACCCAGGGCAGGCAGGCGGTAGTCCCGGGCCAGCCGCCCCAAGCTGATCAACATAAAGTCGCTGCCGGTGCTTTGCACGGGAGAATTGATGGCCTGCCGGAATGCATTCTCCTGCACCCAGAAATCCTCGTGGTATACGCGGGGCAAGTGCCTGAATCGGCCGAACTCATTGTGCACCCCGCCGTATTCAATTGCCTCTTTTCGCTGCTTGCGGTACCAAGGCTCAAGGCCAGCGAAGTTAGTGAAGTATTCCTCGCGGAATATCTCCGAGTCCTTGGGGTTGATTGTTACCCCGTAGTTCTCATACACGTAGTTGGCGAAGTGCTTGGCGCGCATGCCGTACACGAATCCGAAGTTGACACCCTTAGCCAAGCTGCGGTCTTCCTTGCGCATCTCCCTGCCGCGGATCAGGCGGTGCGCCATGTAGGTATGGATGTCTTCGTCGGCCTCGAACAGCTCGATCATGGTGGGCTCGTTGGCCAGCCGCGCGATAACCCTCAGCTCCAGCTGACTGAAGTCCACTTCGATCCAGGCACGGCCAGGCTCGCCGAACAGGTTGCGTGTGGCCTTGTCGCGCGGGATCTGCTGGGAGTTGAGGCCGGGGTTGTCTTCACCGGGGCTACTGCTGCTCAGCCTGCCGGTAACCGTACCGGTCAGGTTGAAGCTGGTGCTGATGTGTCCGTCGGTGGTGCGCTCCATGATCGGGTTGAGGAACCCTGTCAGCTGCTTGTAGAGCGTACTGCGCTGGGACAGCAGGCGGGCCGCAGGGTGGTCGATCTTGGCTAGGTCCTCCTGAGACATCCCAGGGTTGCCCTCAGGCCACGTCTTGGTC